TAAAAGTGTATCTCTCAAAATATCCTCAACAATAATTGAATCATTTTCAGATATATTTTGATTAATATTTAAAACGTGTTTCATCTCTTGCATTAGGCTACCTCCTTGTTGTGTACTAATGTGGACAGAGTGGCATTAAGTTTCTTCGCTCTATTGCCATGAGCTAAGAAGGCAACAACACATGTGCGCTTAGACTGTGCGCATAAACCGCAGTCTACGCAATTGGTGTCACGTGTCTGCGCTGGGCAAACTACAACTTTGTGACCGTCGGGCGTATGTGTTGGCACGTCCTTGCTGTTATCAACAACACATACCGAAGGTATGCCCTGCTTGATAGCGTCATCGCATTGAGTTAAAGACTCACATGATGCGTTGACAGTGAAGCCGTTCTTATTGGCGTACTTAATAGCTTCGCTATTATGTGTATTCAAGATGTGGTGAGTATAGGTATAACCCTTGGCACCACTGGATTTGTTAGCGTCAACTAAGTCCTTGAGTAGTGGAAGAGTTATTAACTCTTGACCGTCAAACTTACCATAAGGTAAGTCACCCGCTTGGTTATGACGCCAGAGCTGGCGAGGCTTTAGAGTTCTTATGTATTCACATAAGTCAGACCAAGAACCACCTCTCTCGTGAGATGTAACTTTTTTCCAGTGCTGAGCTAAATGAAACCCAGACTTTGCGTAGCAATTGCCGTTGATGTGTGGACATGTGGATGGGCATGAGCTTGACTCCGTAGTGGTCACCGGCATTCTGCCGGTCTTAGCATTGGCTGATCGTTTGGTGATGTGTACTTGCATGGCAGAATGTACGATGGTGGACAGAATACCTAACTAACGTAGTTAGTAGGTAACAGCGTCCTTGCGGAGTTGAACCGCAAGTAAAGACCCAGACGCTAACCTTGCTTTAGCAAGGGAGGGCAGCACTAGCTGAGTAGCTAGCACCTAAGAACTGGTAGCAAAGCTTACCAGTAGCGATAGTGTTACCTCTTAGGTAACCAAGCTCTTGCACTGCAACCTTGGAAAGGTTGTTGTAAACCCAGAAGCCAAGCGACATGTTAGGGTTCATCAACAAGTTGATGATGCTGAGACGGCTAACGTTGGAGTACTTGTACTCATAGCCGTTGACCCTGAAGCGAGTAACAACAGTACCTTGTACTGGGTCAACTTTGATAGCCTCGATAGCTTCGCTAGTTCTTGGGTTTGGAATGATGAACATAAAATTTCTCGGTAAGTGAACTGATTGGAGAGGAGTTGTAGTTAAGTTATATTTATCTCTCTCACCCTAAAGGGAGAGATAATATAACTATAACTAAAACAACTCTCTCTCTTTTGCCATTCTAGTCCCAAACTGTCCACTTGTGGAAGCAATGTTTACATTCTGTAACAATACTAAAGTATTGTTGTTTGGCATGGCAACAGATCGCTGCTCTTGCACGCGATCAATTAACGCGCCCACGCATGCCGCGCTTAGTTTGTATCACGCGCGATATGGTTTCATTCCTGCTCATCCTGTCGGTCAGGGAGCGAGCGAAGCGAGCGGATGCCTTGCTATCACTGAGTTCTCTGCGGACTATCAATCCGCCGACCTCGCGCATGCCGCGCTAAATCGAGTCGCGGGAACAATTAACGCGTGCCTGCGCCTGCGGTAACGGGAGACCCCGCCATGGGGGAGTCCGTGCCTCTGCGCTATCTGTAATACACCTCAGAAATTTATGTCAAAAATCGTCAGACCTGTCCACTATCGACCATGAATTGACGAAGCCCGGCATCGGTCAAAACATGCTTGAACATATCGTCAAATACCTTTGGTGGAATAGTACAAATATGTGCACCTGCTGCAAATGCTCTACCGACTGTATTTGCATCTCTGATGCTTGCAGCTAATATCTTTGTATCTGATCTGTTATGACAAAACACAGTAGCTATATTTTTAATTAACTCAATACCATCATGTCCGTTGTCGTCTAAACGTCCAACAAATGGTGATACGTAGGCAGCTCCAGCTAGAGAGCAGAGTATTGCTTGACTGACACTAAACACCAAAGTCATATTGACTCTAAGTCCCATATAACTAAGGGTTTTACATGCTTTTATACCTTCTACAGTACAAGGCAGTTTAATGGTTGCTTCATGCACCCACAACTTGCCATATTTAATGCCATTTAGTATTAAGGTATCGGCATCTTTACCATTTACCTCTATCGACACATCTGGAACCCCAAGATCTTTTATAAGGTCCGCATATACGTCGTCAGGTTCTTTACCACTCTTCTTAATCAGCGTAGGGTTGGTGGTAACACCCGATATGATTCCAGTACTTAGTCTTTCATCTATATCTTTAATAATTGCTGAATCAAGAAATAGTTTCATCTTCTTGCTCCGGAAAATAACCGATGGTAAAACCACCATCTTCTGTTTCTTCTATCACTGCTTTGTAGACTTTCTCATCTAGTTCGTCCATCTTTGCGTGGTACTCTTCTACCGCTATATCTACAGTTTGCTGTGCTTTGAGATGTACCCATCTCTGTTCTAACCCCACTAACACTCCAAGTATTAACCAGTTCAAGGGTGGGAAAGGAGTCTTCAGACTCTTATATAGTTCTTTAAAGTGATTTATATGTAATTTATTATCCATACTAGTTAAAGTAAGTAGGTAGAGGTGATATCAAAAAGGGATATCCAGCTAACAGTAAGTATTAGTGAGAGAGAGTCCACCCTTCTCTCCCTCTATAGTGTGGGATCGGTCTAAACCCAGTTGTTGTATGACTTTTTACCTGCGTTACCCCTCGCCTCTTTACGCTGGTCTAAGTCCAGTCCTAGAACAAGGTGATTAGTAGCAGATTGAGGGTCATCAGTGAATTGTTCGAGCATATCTAACCATTCTTCTTGTTTCTTTAAGTTGATCTGTGCCTGTGCTGAGATGGACAGAGCATCTATGTAGTATTTAACGCCTTGAGCTAAACAGTCCAACCTATCGTCATGTTTGACAGCGTATTTCTGTCTACACATACGACTCATTTGGTAGAAGAGCATGTATAGCAGTCTTTCTTCTGGAGGAGCTTCTCGATTGGAGTTGTAATCCCATTCGATGAGAGAGCGATTGACAATAAGCCTATGTTGATTAAGAACAGGCTCAAGGGTATCAATAATACGATCTTCTTTTCTGACATTTGCTCTTACTTCTTCTACAAGTATTCTTTGTTTTGTTTGCTGTAGGTGTTTCTTAAATAGCTCAGCAACGATACCGTCACCGAAGTTAGATTCGATAACTAGTGTATTTACGTTGTATTTCTTGCAGCCTTTTAGGATATCGAGCAGGGTCGCATCTGAATACCCGTCTCTGTAGGCACGCATCTCATGTACGTATAGAAAGCCGTTCTTCTGCGAGATGTAGCAGGCGGCAGTCTCATCGGCTCCTCTACCTGAGGGGTCGACTGAGCAGATGGTTTCTTGGTAATCAGTCCACTCACCTTGTTGCTGCATAGGCGAATAGAAGTAATCACCGGGTAAGCCCACTGTGGGTAAGTCTTTAAGACAGTTTTTTGGATCTGAGCACCATACGATATTGTCGGGTGCCTTAGTAGGATTGATGCTAGTAACAATAAGGTCAGCCATTTTGAGAGGGAATTTCTCAGCGTCTGACAGACTTGTGTCCAACATAAACTGCAACATGAAGTTGCTGCGTCCCATAGACGCTTCTCTTTCAACGAGGTCATCATCTGAAAATCTATCGTCTGTAGGTGTCCACGGATCAGCTCCGTTATCAATGTCTTCTTGTAGCTGTGGAGCTATTAAGCCTTCGTAAGGGGTGTTATTTCTTGGGTATCTGGCGGTCCAAATAAACGGTTTGTAATTCCTGCTTGCCAGCTTACGATAAATAGTAAAAGTAGTCTGAGGAGTCCCGAGATACATAATACGGCTATCGTCTTTCGGCGTAAGGATTGATTCTGCTTCGGTGCAGAGTTGAAGAAGTTTTTCACGCATCAACTCCGTCATGCTGTTCCCGGGAACTTCTATGTCGTCCAGAATCATCAGGTCTGCCCTGCTTCCCGTTAACTGACCAGTAATACCAACACTTTTGACTGACGGTGCCTGATGAGGTGAACATAGAACGTCGAAGGAAATTCTTGACCATCTCGCGTCGTCGCTCTTTGGTTGTAGGTGACTTAGCCATGGTGTTTCTATTATTAGTTTTTGTAAGAAGATACTCATGTTGTCTGCCCTCTCCTTAGAGGCAGAAATAATCATTATTTTCTTTTCTGGGTCATTGAAGAGTGTCCACAACACAAACGCTCCAGTAATCCAACTTTTTCCGACTCCTCGGAAGGCTTGGATCTGTAGACGTTTAGGTCCGTGTTGTAGGTAGTCTGCAATGGCATATTGCGCCCTAGTTGGTGAAGGGAGATCAAGCTGGTCCCATAATGCTTGCAGAAACAGCTTGAAATCGCCCTGTAAGGACGTTAAAACGTCGGTCATGTACGAATGTGGATAAATTAGGTTTTGGCGGCTTTACGCTTCTCTAAGACTGATTTCCATTCACCTGTAGCTAATGCTTGAATCATGTCGTCTTCTGTAAATAATTTTTCAGCTTCTGTCTTTTCTATCAAGCCAAAATACTTTCCAACAGCTATTTTCCATGTTCTATCAGCACCAATAGCATCTAACAGTTTATCAGTCGCATCTTGCTTGTGTTGTCGAGAGTAGTTTTCTCCAGATGATTCTTTCCAGAGGTTACGAGCAGTCATTGGTCCACCTTTTGCAGCAGATTTAGCATGACCGGCTGTGTAACCTTTGGGTATTGTCGAGATATAGTCTTCAACTGACCGTATATTCCACTGTTGAAACTCTGTATAGGCTTCAGGTGTGTATATTCCATACTCTTTCATAGCTTTTATAACTTCTTTAGAGTTTTTACCACCTTCTTTTAAACGATAGTCTCTGGTTTCTGCTCCTCTTTGTAGAGATGCGTCATATTTAGCTTTTTCGTTAAACTTTATCTGGTTTGGGTTAGTTAATTTGTTAAAAGCAACGGAAGCTTTTACACGTGCTGATTTACCACCAACACTAACTTTACCCATTGAACCTTTTCCAAAGTCAATATCATTCTTAAAAATATTTCGACTACCTGAAGTTGAACCAGACAGCATAATCATTCTTTGATAGCTTTTTTTTATTTCAGGCGTATCAAGTATTAAGTCTCCTGTTTGTTCATGTCGAACCCAGTTGTGTGAGTTCATCTCTTTCAACATCTCGTTATAGTCTGGTCTGTTGCGTATTTTTAAACCGTTGCCATTACCATTGCCATTTGCCCCATTCTTTTTGATCGCACTCAGCAACGTGCTGAACGCGTCATTCATTGGGTTAGCCATTAAAAAAGCCCCTTTCGGGGCTACGTAGGTTTACTTTTTCTTCTTTCTTCGAGCTTTAAACTCAGCGTGTTTTTTTCTAAGTCGAGCTAAACGATCTTCAGTAAAACCAGCTTTTTTAAGTTTTTTAGTAATACGAGTATCTTTTCCTAACTTTGTACCCTGTCCGCGTCTGTAATCTGCTAATGGGTCTTTCTTTTCAACTTTCTTTTCAACTTTCTTTTCAGTATTAATCTTTAGCTGGTTATTATTTAAATCTTTTTTTTTGACTTCAGGTTTAGGTTTATCTTTTTTAAACATAGATAAATCACCCTTCTTACCAAAATTAGGATTATTAACTGTTTCTTCTCCAGCAGGAATATTAGACATTCCCTTTTTTTTAGCTTTAGGTTTATCTGTAGATTTATTTCTTATCTTTAAACCTCTACTTGTTTTTACTTTAACTTTTTTAGTGTTGTAAGTTGTTGGAGCCTTTCCTCCTCCTCCGATTTCACGAAGTCTTTTTTTTAACTGAGAAATTCTTGTAGTATTTCTACCACCTCTGTCTTTACCAGTTTTTGATTCTAATCTCCTAATTTCACTTTTGATCCTAGAAATTTGGTCTAATCTTCTTTTTCTAGAAGCGTCAGAAGATTGTGTACCTCTTGACATTTAATTAATGTGTTGTTGAATAATTAGCTCTCGCAGTGGCTGAAATCCAAATGCTTTTCGCATCCATCCAAGCCAATGACTACTACCTTTGTCCGCATTGCATTGCCTGCACGCACAGACAACATTTGTTGTAAGATCTTGTCCTCCTTTGCTACGAGGTTTGACATGATCGAGTGTAAGTTCTTTAAATTCATAGGTCTTTCCGCAATAAACGCATGTACAGTTGAAGTGCTCTTTAACGGCTCTTCTCCAGAGCCTTTTAGAATCTGAACTTGTCATGGTTATT